TCGTGGGCTCATCCGTGGTAAACGCGACCGGGCCAGCCAGCAGGTTGGTCGCGCCGTTGACGACGATCTGGTTAATCTTCGAATCGACGGCGCCGGTTAGCGTCGCGGCGGACACCACGAGCCGCGCGCCGGCCGTGGAGGACAAGGCGAGCGCGTTGCCGGCCGTGCCGCCGACGATCGCCGCCAGCGCCAGGCTGCGGTGCGCGGTCGCGCTGTTCAACCCGGTGCAAATCACATTCGGATGCTTCAGCGTGCCGGCGAAATAATCTGTGCCGGAGACACCCGTGCCGTTGATGGCGGCCGCAAATGAAATCAGGGTTGCGGCGATGGTGCCGCCGATCTTCACGTCGTAGGCCTGCGCCATCACCGTTTTGAACCGGTAAACGGTCGTGCCGATGGTGACCGTGTCGCCATCGCTCATGATCGTGTCGTTGGAATTGATGATCGTCCCGGTCGCCTGGGTGCCCGGGCCGGCCGAAACAATCTGAAAACTTCCCACGGCCTGCGCCGCCGCGGTCGAGGCCTGCCCGGTCGTCTGCTGCGCGGCCGTCAATGTGCCCGCCTTGCTGTTCAGTGAAACCGAAACGGTATAAGGCGTCCCATTCAAGGTCGTGGGTATGGAAAAGAAATCCTCCACCCCGGTGCCGTTGGTGGTGGCCGTGTAACTGCCGCTGGAATTGGCCAGGGTCGACAGCGTTTCAAGCAGGATGTGTCCATCGGTCCCGAAGCCAGGCGCCATTAACTGCATCCCCGAAATCGAGTCCTCCACGATCGGGCCGGCGTTGGCCATCGGGAACTGGTTGGAGAGCAGCGGCCCGACCAGCAGGTTCGCCGCGGCGCCGTAAAAGGGATAAACGGATCCGTCGGCGTATTGCGCCAGCGTGTAGGGCGCTCCGGAAAAGACCGTGGAAGAAACCACCCCGGTCATCGCCGGCCCAAATACCCAGCTTAGCAGCCCGCCGTACGTGTTCGGGTTCGGCAGGTTCTGGTAAACGAGGGGCGCCGGCAGAACGTTGGATTGCAGAATCACCTGGCCGCCGGTGTCGGGAGTGTTAAGCGCCTCGTTCGGATTGGCCGAGGCGTAGGAGATATACTGGTCCCCGCCCGAATTGAGGATGGCGGTGATGACAACCCCGTTGCCGTTGTAACCCACGCCGCCGACCCCGGAAATATTCACCACGTTGCCGACCGCGAAAACGCCGGAAGCAAACGGAAGCTTGAGCCGGGCGACATTCGCGTTGCGGTCCCGCGTGGACGTCGCCTGGACGATGATCGTCGAACCGAAAATATAAATCCCGTTGCTGGTCGCCTGCAGCCCGTAATGGATCCCCGTGTAAGCGGCCGGAATTGTCACCGGCACGAAAGCCTTGCGCTTCTCGATCTCGCCGCCCTGGGTGATGTGCCCGTTATTGCACTTGAGCAACGCGCCCGGCGGCAGCGCGAGCTTGAACTTTCGCGCATCGAGCCCCTGCCGAAAATCGGTGATGACCTGGTAGCTCATGCTTCACAAGCCCCGATCGTGGTAGGGCATCCCTGCCGGGATGCCGTCCGTTACCCCCGCCAACTGACGCATCGTCCGGGCAAAGTTCCGCGGCGCCCAGCAATCCGAGTGCCCGTAGTTGATCCACGGTCCGGCCCAAATCGTTTGCACGCGCGCGTCCACGTCCGTGGCCACGTTGCGCGGGCCGTGCAACCCAAGCGTGCCGTAACCGAGCAACTTGCCCAAAAGCGTGTGCGCCAGGCGCAGCGCCAGGTCCTTGCCGGCTACGTAGACAAATACCTCGTGCACGCGCTCCGCGCGCAGCCAGGCATTGAGTCCGTTCTTTTCGAAATCGGCGTTGGTGGCGCCGCAGATGAGGTGCAGGCGCTGGATCGTCGGCCAGCCGTGATAGTCCCGCATCATGGTCAGGATTACGTCCGCGCCGTTGCTGTGCCCCGCCAGGGTGTTCGCCCAGCCATGATAGCGGTCCAGCGTAAGGAATAATTTGTGAGCGCGTTCCTTCTGTCCCAGGACCCGGTCGACCGGCCCGCAAAGGTATTCAACCTTTTCGGCCCGCGCTTCCAACGGCAGCGCGGTCTCATCTGTGTGCAGCCAGGTCACTCCCCGCCCGTTCCAGTTTTTGGAACAGCCGGGGAAATTCAGGATGCCATTGACGAGATGAAAAGCCTGGCGCATCGACTACGGCTTGATGGGAGGAACCGTCGGCACCGGACTCGTCACCGTCGCCATTACGGGCTGCACGACCACGTTGTTGGTGGAATAAAATCCGCCGTTGATCGGGAAATGCTGGCCACCCAAAAGCGTCTGGACCGCGTTCTGCCCGACCGCCAGCGTGTAAGTGCTTCCTCCGGATCCGAAGATGCCGGATTTTCCGCCCACCTCGTAGGAGATCGTCGCATCCGGCACGATGAAATGAATGGTGCCGTTCGTGTCCATGGCTGTGGTGATGGGAATGGTGGTCAGGCCCACAAAGCCCGACTGATAACCAAGCGAATATTGGCCGCTGACAGGATCCTGGACTGCACCGAGCTTTTTCACGGAAAGCTTCGCGTCCACGATGTGCGTCGTGGAGGGATGTTTGAGCAGGTCAGTTGAGGAGCAGCCGGCGAACAGCGTGGCGATCGCGCCGAGCGTTAATACCGTGAGAACTTTGAATTTCGTCATACTTTTATGTTGGGTTGTGTGGTGGATTCGCCAGGACCGGTGGTTTGCCCTGGAGAAATTCTTTAAGGATGCCCTCGGCGCCGCCATTGCTGCGCGCATAGATGTAGGCCGCTTTCACGCCCGGCCAGGCCGCCTTGATTTTCCCCCAGGCGAGATGCGCGAAATGCACGGCCGCCATCGCGGCGACGATGTGTTGTTGGGCAAAATCATGGAGCTGGTTCATGCTTTGGCTTCCTCTAATTTTTTGACGCGCTTCTCCAGCTCGTGCATCCGCACGGTCTTCATTTTGAGCGCGATGATCTCGCGCACAGTCCAGCCCTGCAGCGCGAGGATGGCGCAAAAAGCGGCGGAGACTATTTCAATGGGAATGTTCATGGCAGTTTTTGGATCCTCACGGAGTTATTGATCACCTGCGCCGGCGGCGGCGTTGAAACCATGTTGCTGGTGATTGAGCATTCCCCCCAGAAGTTGCTCGCTGTCATCACGAAGAAGTACTGCGCCGGGCTCAGGCTCAGGTCCGTGTAAAAGTTTGTTCCGGTCCAGTCCACGCCGGCGGCCGGGCTGGGGAGATTGGTCAGGCACGGCCATTGCGCGACCGGCGTCGCCAGGTTCGTAGAGCCGTAGACGTTGAAAGCCAAATTGCTCGAGATTGGCTCCGCCGAAGTGTCGTAGGTCCAGGCTAACCGCACGTGGCCGCTGATTAAATTCGTCGAGACGGCCGAACCAAACGCCGTGGCGCAAAACAAAAATGAAATGAGCACAAGCGGCTTCATCAATAATCGACGGTGTGAGCGTTCAAACCGATCATGTAGGTCTGCGAAATCGACTGAATATGAAGCCGAAGCCAGCGTGGGTTTGAATCGCTCGTTGTCCCCGTCCAGTGCGTTACCCAGGAGAACGTCTTGCACATCCCATTGGTTATGCCGGTAATAGTGAACTGCGGATTGTAGTCCAGCACATAGCCCGCGTTGGGGTCCATCCGAACACTATCGGACGTAAGCGTAACGGTTCCGTTGGTGCAGTTAGCACCGCCCTGAATCAACAGCGTGAATTGAATCTCTTCTAGGTTGTTGTCGTCGTAATTATTCCCCAACCCGGAAGGAATCGAGAGCCATACCTGCGCCGTTGCGTTGGTGATGCTCAAACCATCCGCCGATGAAAACGGCGTTGGCGATGGATTTGCCAGTGACAATGCAGTTGAGCCCGCATCCAGGGAACCAGCTTTGGACAAGGAAATGTTTCCCGTCCAGCGCGGCGTTTGCAAAGTGACTGGGGGATAAATTCTAGCCGCACCGTTATAGAGACCGTTCGTCTTCAGTCCAAGCAAGCCGTGTCGGATGGGTAATTCAACCGCGTAACCGTCGCTCCTTTGGTCAAAAAAGTTCGTGCAATTCTGGATATTACAACCCACCGCCCAAAAGCCTTGTGCGCCGCCGTTCCGGAAAATAAAAATCGCGTTAGTGGCAAATCCGATGTTGCATCCTTCGAACACCGACGTATTACCGTTGGTGGCCACCAACATGCAGTCATTGTCCTCAAAGTTGCCACCCACCTGGACGAATTTCCCGCCGTCGTTGTAGACGTAGCACACGCTACGGCCGCATTCGTTGCCCAAACTGAGCGTGCCCTGCCCCGAGCCCCCGGAAATGTCCGGTGAAATCTGAATCGCAGCCTTGTCGCCATAGGAGACCGTCGGCGAATCAAAGTCATTATTTTCCAATCGCGCCGTGTCGCAGTGCGCCATGAAAACACAGTTGTTGACGTTCGATTTGAAGTAACAATCCTTGATCGTGAAAAAAACGGTGTTGGTGAGGCACACTCCTCGGCCCCAACCCGTCAGAGCGCAGTGCAAAAGCGAATCGTGCCAGCCGGTAGTGTCGCCGCCGTAAGGTACAGCTCCGTCATACCCAAAAAAGTAACCGGCCCCGGAAACGTTGGTGTTGCCGATCGCCGGACCAAGAAGAGCCAGATCGTGAACGGTAAAATTATTTATGTGCCGGGAATCGTTGGTCTCGACGCGAAATTCCAAGCCGTTCGCGTTGGTGACTGTGAAAGCCAGAATGGTTGCCGTCATCCCGTCTCCGTAAAATTCGGTGAGAGACGGGTTCCCGGTGGTTTCAAGTGTCGGCGCGGTCTGCGAAGTCAGCGCGAGCGTATTTGTCAGCCGATACTTTCCGCGCGGAGCATAAACCAAAATTGGTCCATTGGTGGCAAGGCAGGCGTTCGTCAGAGCCGTTTGAAAAGCCACCCAGTCATCATGCACGCCATCGCCCACGGCGTTATACGGCGCCGCCTTGACGTTTATGACCTGGCGGAACGGCTGCAAGCCGTTTGTCATCTGCCCGTTGAAAGCGTTCGTCATCGTCGCCGGCGATAGATTGGTTGCCACCCAGGGATAATTGGCCATCGTCGCCGGCGTCACCGGATGCAAGGTATCCACGCCCGCATTGACTTGCGCCTGCGTTGCTGGCGGGATCGGGTAGTTCGCCGAAAACGCATTCAGCGCGTAGAGCACTGACAGCAGAACGAACCAATAAATTTTAGCTCCCTTGCTCATGGCAGCACCCTGTAAGTCGCCTGCATGTTCCAATTGGCGGCCGCGGCCGTCAGCGTGTAGGGCGTGGAGCTGGCGAACAGGCTGCACCCGCGCCGCACGGTGCCGGCCGCGCTCTTGTCCGCCGTCTGCGTGGCCGTGCCGGCGTTGGCATCGCCAAAGTTTAAAATCTTTTGCTGCCCGTTGGTGAGCGTCCACACCTGGATCGGCGCGTCCCCTAGCGCCGGTGCGTCCTTCGCGAAGAGCATCAGGTATTGCGTCCCGCCCGAATTATTTTTCGCGATTACCTGGAGAAGCGCGCTTGGCGTCGGGTTTGCGGCCTCGGCCCACACCTGGAGCGAGGCAACGGCCGTGACCTGGTCGCCCACGGTCGTGGTGTTGACCGGCTGGGTTTCGTACTCCTCGATGTCCACGCTGCAATCCATCTTGATATTGCCGGTGGCCACCGTGAGGGTCGCTTCCGTCGTGCTCAAAACGAGGATGCAATTGCCGACGTTCGGCGGCACGGCCAGTTGCGAGACATCGATCCCCTGCTCCAGGTAATCGAAAGTAAAACCGAGGTTGGCCGTGACCTGGAGAGATCGCAGCGGGATGCTCCCGTTGATCGGCACGGCCGACAGCGCGAAAATCTGAATGAAATACTGCGCATTGTCCTGCGCCGTGGCGCCCACGCAGTAGCCTTCGATCTTGTTGATGCGCACGCGGCGGTTCTGGTTGTCCACGACCAGGTTCGTTGCCGGCGCCGGCGCCGCTCCTTGATACGTTGATATGGTTCTCGTTTTCACAAAAAATTCTTCCTCCTATTTCGGTCCGCTGATCATTGTGGCCACCGTTGGTTGCCGGCTCCAATCGCGGCGTTTCCAGCCTGTGTCCCCGTCCGAAAGCACAAACATCCCGTTCGGCTTCGGGTAACCCTGGCGCAACTTGTCCAGCCGGCTCTTGGCCCGGGCCGCCATCGCCTGCGCGTCGCTTTGCCGGTAGCGCGCCAGGAGCTGCGCCGCCGTGAACAAAACGATCAGCATGTCATCGAGCATGGCCGTGTCGGTGTCCTGGACGAGCGGCGTCAAAATTTGCTGCCCGGTCAGGCGCAGCGTCATGGCCATGGATGGCACCGGCCACACTTCGAACTGCGTCCCGGCGCCGGCCACGTTATAGAGCTGCCATTTCACGGCCGGCGCCATGGTCTGCCCGATGTCCGGGTTGATCGTGTTGTAATCGTAGATCGTGATCCCCAGCTCCACCGGCGTCCAAAGGTTGCTCCAGAGGCATTCCGCCTTGATCGGCCGCTCCAATTCGAAAATGGGATTTCCGCCGTTTACCGGCAGGTTGTAATAGCGCACGTTCGGCTGAAGCTGGAGGTCGTTGCGGATCTCCAGGAACGGCCAATCGTATTCCGTCGCGAGCCAGTTCTGCTGGTTGGCGAGCTGCTGGTTCATCACCGAGTCCCCGCCTGGGGAAACGCTGCTGTCGAGATCGTTGCCGATCTCCCCCTTCAGCATCCCGCGCAAGTTCGACAGTGTGGTCCCGCGTGCCATAGAACGGAGTCAAATCCGGAACAATGCCGCGCGCCGCCTCCTTAGCCCCTCACCCATGCTTCAGCCGGCGCGCGGCAAATTTTACTTCTCGGCCTTGTCCTTCTTCACCGGTTTGGCGGCCGGCTCGGGAGCGTCCACGCGCAAACCGATTTCCTTGAAAGACTCCGGCAGCTTCGGATTGGATCCCGGGAAGAGATCCTCCACGACGTGCTTGTTCGGTGTCTTTTTGGAAAACACGTTGTACTTGAACTTGAGCCGCGCGAGTTCCTGGCGGTCAGTCCGGTCCACGTCCTCGCCCGCGACCGCCTGCTCGATACAGGGAAACGGGATGTAAGGATTTTCCGGATCTTCCGGTTCGGTCGGCGCGTCCGGAGCGTGCAAGGCTCGCAACACCAGCGCCTCGGTCGGCGTGATGCCGCAGACCGGGTGCGCGTGAAAGTCGTGCAAGCGAATGATGCAATTGATCGTTCTCATAATTTTGTCGGTTGATTTTTGGCTTTGAATTATTTACCCGTGCGGCTCGCACTTACTCGTTAGGTCCCGGGCCCCACCCGGTCAGGCGCAACTGCTGCAGATAGCTGTTGGTGGACGCTTTGTTATCCAGGGAGATGTAGCTGATGTACACTCCATCGATCCCCTGCAGGAACGACGCCGGCAAGTTGGTGGATAGGTTGGAATAATTCGTCCCCAATCCCTTGATGGCGAAGGTGAACAAATTTTGCGCCGCGGTCAGATGGTTGGTGCCGACTACGCCGCCCAGGACAATCGTCAGCGTGTTGGTGCTGGTCGTGTCCGGCCCATACATGCTGGCGAAGACGCTGACGCTCGGAACGTTGCCGTTGGCATCTGGCAGGAGCCTGGCGTCCGACGCCCAGTTCGCATTGGTCGCGAACACCGGCAGCGGATTGGTGACGATCACACCGCTCTGGTTGGTGTAATAGGTCCAGCCGTTGGCCCACCAGTTGGTGCCTCCGCCGAAGCCGACCGGATACTGCTCGGAGAGCAACGGCACATAAGCGGTGGAGTTCACCCCGTTGGTGAACGCGGTGTTGTTGGTCAGGACCAGGGTGCCCCCCGCCAGCAGCGTGTTGGCGTAGAACGTCCCGGAAGCCTTCGCCGCCGGCGCGCACGCCAGGAGCGTGAGCGCGGCGGCCGCCGGAGCGGCCACCTTGATCATCCCGGCAAGCCGGGCGCGAATTTTTTTAATCAATTTTTTCATTTGTTTTTCTTCGGTTAAGATTTTTGTCAGTTGACGTTTGTCAGGTGACGAACTCGCTTACGCGATTTCGTACACCCCGTGGCAGTTCATCTGGTCGAAGGTCAGTGTCCCGGTCCACGTGACGGCCTTGAACATCACGTATTGGTCGAACGGCCGGACGGGCTTCTGGACCACCATGTCCTCGTCCTCCATCGGCTGGAGCTTCACGTGCCGGTCATCGATGATGACGCAGCGCTTGGAATAACCCAGCGTGTCGAGCGTCGGGTCGTAGAAGAATTTGATCTTGTCCAGGGTGAAATCCGCCATGTCCAACTCCGTGGCGTCCTTGCCATTGAAACCGGTCATCGTGACGAATCCCTTGCTCTGTTGTTCCCGGCGCAGCGCGTCCAAAAAGTCGCTGCCCACAAACGCGTGATTCGGCTGGCCGCCAAAGCGCGTGAGCTGGATGTATTCACGGCGGAGCGTATTGATCAGCTCCTGCGTCGCCGTGCTGCTGGCGATCTTGGCGTTGCCCACGCGGGTGCGATGGCGCCACCAGGGATAAACCGCGCGGTCCAGGCCGCCGATCACGCCCGTGGTCGGGTCGTCGGTCAGGATGCCGAACAAGCCCACGATCGCGTTGGCCGCCTGCGTGCCGTCGAACCAGACGCTGGCGTTCATCGAGCGGGAGTAGGATTCGCCGAAGTCGTCGACGAGGACGCTCTGGACGTAATCCGAAACGATCTGCACTTCCTTGGAGCTGGGGCGCGTTTCCGGCGTGCCGGAGACGACCGAAACCCCGCGCTGCTTCAATTCGGTGAAGTCGAGGACCACACCCATGTGCGCTTCGCGCCATTGATACTTCGCGCGCCGATGGTTGTTCGGGTGCACGTAGTTGACCTGGTCGGTGTGGCTGTACCATTGGAAGCTGCCCGGCTGGTCGGAAATGTATTCGCCCTGGACGGGGATCGAGACAAAGCCGGCGCCACCGGGAAAGGTTTTCTTTTTGTCGTTGAGCATCTTCAGGAGCGGCTTGCTCTGGATGTTTTGCGCAACGGGTTTTTCGCGAACGAAAGCGTCAATGACGTCGTTCACGTACGTGTCGAAATTGTTAAAACTAATCGCCATAACTCATGTTTCCGTGTTGGCGAAAGCGATCCTCCTTGTTGCTGTCAGTGCCCCGCGTTTGCGGTGCCGCGGCTCTCAGCCGGTCCCGAATAAACTTTTACGGGCCTGCTGTTCCGCTTCCTGAAAGTTCCTTGGCTTCACTTTCGCGGTTGCGGACGAGCTTTGACTGGTCATCGGCCTCATGGTCCGGCCGGCCGGCAATAACTTGCCGATCCGTTTCTGGACCGTTTCCAGGCATTGTTGAGCGAGCGCCGTGTATTCAGCCGTCGTTGCCGGCGGCTTGATGCTCACCTTGCTCGCGAGCAAATCAAAAACCTGATCCATCACGGACTCGCCGTGATTCGGGTCGTTTAAATCAGTCAGTGCACCGAGGTCGGGATACCTTGCCCGGACACTCTCTTCCCATGTGTTCAGCGCGTTGACCGTCTGCTGCTGCGCTTCGCGCGCCTGCCGTTGCTGCTGCGACTCGTTGGTCTGCTGGAGCCTCGTCTCGGCCGCGCGCTTGCCGGCGCGCGCCTTTTCGATCTCCACCAGCCTGGCTTTCTGGGCGTTGGCGGTTTCCTCATCAATCACGTTGTCTTTCAACTGCTGACTGATCTTTTCCGCTTCCCGCTTCAGATCGTCGCTCTGCAACACCAGACCCGCGCGTTGCTTGGCGTCCTCCACCAATTTCTCGAGCATCGGCAGCGCCGCGCCCGGGTCCTGGGTGAACGTTTCCAGCAGAGTGTTGAGGTTCTTGAAGCCGGTTTCATTGTTGCCGGTGAAGGCGCGAATTTTCGCCAGGCTTTTGGCCTCAGGTTCTGCTTTCTGCAAACGCTCGCTTAACTGAGCTTCGCGGGAGAATATCTGGCGCAGGATCGGCTTGATTTTGTCGCCGCCGATTTCTACGGCCTTCTTCCACTCATCCCGCGTATGGAAATGAGCATCGAGCGCAGTGGAGTCTGCCGTTGCTGTGGCCGTCTCGTCCTTTGCGGCCGCAGCGCCGTTCGGCTTCCCCTTGCCTGCCTCGGTCCCAGCGGCGGACGAGCCCCTCTGTTCTTCACCCTCTTCAACGATGTCCTTGCCCAGCGTGTCGCTTGCGGCCTTGATGACTTCCGTCAGTTTGGGCGGAGTTTTTTTAGCGTCCTGAGAGCTCGACGAAGTCTCTCTTCCTTGCCGGTCCGGCTCGGACTTAGCGTCGGGAGTTACGGGTGGCGATTCCGTGGTAGCGCCTGAAGCGGTTTCACGGGCTGCTTCGTGCCCGGCTGCCTGAGACGATTGGTCAGCGGTGCTTAGCGTCTCGTCAGTGTCTTGCATAAATCTCCTGGTTTGGTTTTGCGAAAGGTTTGTGTGATGTGTCGGGACACTACGGTTGCTGCGCGGGTTGCTTTTGCGGGTGGACCGGAGCGGCCGGCGCGCCGACCGCGCGCGGCGCCGGCGTGGGTGGTTTCATCATCGCCGCGTGCGCCGCCAGCTCGCCGGCGCCGGCCGCCTGGATGCCAAACATGCGCAGCGCCTGGACGCGTTCACTCGGCGCCAGGTCCGGTAATTTGATGGATATCGATTCCGCCGGGCCCGCTGGTCCCTTCCCCGGTGGTCCACCGCCCGGTGCGCCGCCTGGCTGCGCCTGGCTCGTGGCTTCGTCGATCAATTCGTCGAGGTCGATCTTGGCGTCGAGGACCGTCAGCCCGTATTTGATGAGTGGCGTGGGATCCAATCCCTTCAGCGCCCAAAGATTTTGCAGCCAGGGCAAAGCTTGCGTCAGGTTCTGCACGTCGACCGCCTTGTTCGGCCGGCCGGTGCTGCCGGCTTCGATCTCCAGGTAAATTTCGTTTTTGATCGCTTGCCGGTCGAACATCGGCCAGGCCGCACCGGGCCCCACCTTTTGCCGGACCGTGTCGCCGTTCATCAGCATCAGCAGCATTTCGCCGCCGGTGCGCATTGCCCAGGTCAGGAATTTGTCGAGCCGATCGATCTCCGAAGAGGACACTGTCATGCGGCTGGTGGCCGCGATGCTCTGGCCGGTGGCCGTCTGTCCGGATGGCGCATTCCCCAGGTCCGCGTCCTGGCTGCCGACGGTCAGCATCACGTCCTGCATCACGTGTTTGGCGTCGTAAACCGAGGGATCGATCTGCGAATGTTGAATCGGCTGGACGATGTCGGCGAGTTTCTGGCCGGCCGCCAGCGCCGCGATCGGGATGAACGCGCCGGACGGCGCCGCCGAGAGATTGTCCATTTCGGTTTTGTTGAGCTGCCCTTCCGGATAGCAGTAAACGTCCTTGTTATGGATCCGGTGCAGTCGCAGCGCTTCGCGCGACCGGTTCAGCTCCTCCTGCTGCGAGCGCATAAGGCGCACGTCGCTCTCGCCGTAAATGGTGCAGAATTCCTTCGGCCGGTTTTCTTCGACCTCGATGGGATTTTTGACGTAAGCGCCTATCGGCCAGAAGCCGGTGATTTCCGGGTTGGGCGTTTCCGGCTCTTCCAGGAAGTCGGGATAGCCGTCGCAGATGACATACTTTATCTGGTCGCTCTTGCGGTAGATCTCCCACACGCAACCCTTGGCGCCGTCTTTCCAGCCGCCGAATTTGCTCTTGATCCAATTGACGGCCGTCTTGAGCAGGCCCTGGTCTTTCTGGCCGCTTTCCTTTTCGGTGCCGTCCACGTATTGGCGCGCGGCGCTCTCGCGGATATCGACGTTGTATTGCTTGAGGATCTGCTCCGGCGTCATCAAGAATTCCTGGGCGATCCAGTCGGCGCCCACGAAACCGGTCAGCAGCCGGCAGTTGCGGTCCACGATGATGGCCGTCGTCGGAGGAAAATCGAACACCAGCCCTTCGCGTAAAACTTTCTGTTCTCCTTGTTGCGCAGCCTGCGCCAGTTGCAACGTGAGGATTTTTAATTCCTCCACCAGCGAAGAGTCCGGGTCGGCATCATCCTGCTCCAGCTCCTGCGCCTTGGCTTTGAGCATCTGCAACCGCTCCAGGAATCCCGTCGTCGTGGTGGACGACGTCGGCATCGTCTCATCCTCGCGCTGATAGGCGACCTTCAGGAAACCGACATTGGTCGTGACCGCGCGCAGCACGAGCTGCCACATTTGCGTGAAAAATTCCGGCTGCTGCTCGGACACCTCTTTATCCGCCAGCATCTGCAGCGTCTCGCTGATCTTGTCGTACTTCTTTTTGTTCTGAATCCCGTTCGCGTAATCTTTTAGAATCGTGGCGGCCGGCTCCGGCGGCGGCGGGGGTTGCTGCCCTGGCTGTATCTGCCCCATCTGCTGCATGGCCGCGGCCACGGCCGCGCGCGCCTGCTGCAATTGCGTCTGCGTGCCGTCCCACACCATGAAATCCATCTTCGGCCGGCGCTTGCAAACCGGGGTTGGATTCTTCGCGTAGAGCTGTGAAACCTTTAGCGCATTCTGGCGCTGCACAATGTTGGCGCTGTATTTCTTGAGCCCGAGCGCGTTCTTTTCCTCCGCGCTGCCCCACTGGTCCCCGGCCGCAAAGCGTTCATCCTCGCGCACGCGCTCGAACACCGGCTGCCAGAAAGTGCGATCGCTGCGCACGGTCTCGGTCAATTCGTTGACGAGCCGCCGGCGCGCCTCGGGCGCGTCCATCGCGTCCTCCTGGGTCTTGGGCTTCGGCGCCTCGATGCTGGCCACCATTCCCGGTTGTGAAGATTCGAGCGCGGGATCCGGGGTTGAATTGGAAGTTTGTTCGCTCATGTTCATTTATGTCAGGTCCGGAACGGACTCACCAACCATCGAGTTCCTTAGCGGCCTTGCGCCGCGCGCGCTCGGTTTTGTCGCTCTGCTTTACCCAGGCCAACGTCATGGGCTTGGCCAGGTAATCCTGCGGGCGATAGCTTTTCTCGGCCGGAATCATCCGGTCCAATCCCATGCCGATCAGCGCCAGGGCGGCGACCAGGTCGTCGTGTTTGCCATTGGGAAAACTGAGCAGCTCCTCCTCGGCATCGGCCCATAACGGCCAGAAGGACGGCACGCGGACCATTCCCATGGCGAAACGGTTGCGAATGCTCTGCGCGCGCCGTTCCAGGTCCACGTCCTCGGTCACTTCGTTGATGTTGCAAAACGTGCTCGTCTCGCGCATTCGCTTCCGGAGAAACGGCCCGATGGATCCACTGATCGCGTCCTTGGCCGCAAACCATTCGAGCGGCTTGCGGTTCTGCATGATGCCCAGCATCGACTCCACCAGCTCGTCCGTCTCCGCGCGCTTCCACCAGGTATCGGGCAGGATCCAAATCGTGTCGCTCGCGTCCACGCCCACGACCAGCAAACAAGACCGGTCATTGTGTTGCTTCTTCCGGAAGGCATGATCGCTCGCGACGTAGATCCGCAGTTCCGCCGGCAATTCCTTCAGTTGATAGGTGCGCTGCGCCCACCATTTGCGTTTGAAATAATTGCCTTCGGCCGGCGTCGGGTTGCATTGCCCTTGGGTTTGAAAATCAATCCGCACCAGCTCGCTGCGATGCGTGCGTTGTTCGTTCCAAAAATCGTAACTGAAGCGTTGCGGCCAAAGCGCCTCGTCCCGGGCCCGGCCCAGGGGATCGTTTTCCTCCGCCAACGCCGGCAGCCGGATAACCGTCCAGCGCTTGGCTTCCCGCGGATCGTAATGCCGGTTGGTGGGATCCAGCAGCCGGCCCTGGACGTCGTCCTCGTTCTTGCGCGTGCCGATCATCACGATCCAACCGGTTTCCTCGTTCAACCGGCTTTTGCAGTCGGACACGTAACATTCCCAGGCGTGATCGCGCATCACCTGGCTGGCCGCCTCCTCCGCGTTCTTGAAAAAGTCGTCGAAAATAATGCCGTTGGCGCCGAACCCGCCCCCGAGGCCTCCGCGGCCGGTGAACATCGCCACTCCGCCGCCGGCGAGTTGCAGCCGGTCGCGCGCCTGGCTGTCGTCGCGCAACTGTGCGTCTTCGCCGCTGAACACGGTCCGGTAACTCGGTGACAGGAAACAATTGCGCACGTCGCGGCCGTGCTCCCACGCCAGCGAATCGCTGTGCGTGATGGTGATGATCCCCTGCGTGGGGTTATCGCCCATCACCCACGGCACAAATTTGCGGACCGCTATTTCCGTTTTGCCGTGCCGATACGGCACCATGATCATCAGCCGCTTGATCTCGCCGGCGCGCACCCGTTGGAGCGCCCGGCCGACATACCAATGGTGATTGGCCGCCAGGTAGCGGGAAGCGCGGGCGTTCAGGGGGTCGCTCGGCAAGGGGCTGGTGAACCGCGCGAACTCGACCAGGTCATGCCGGGCGAGCTGGGCAAAGAGCAGGCGCTCCTGGAGAAGGTCCGTGGGTAAAACCGCCGCAAGCATGAGCAACAAAAAAATCATTGGGGCGTAATGATTCGCGACTCCTCATCGAGCCGCACCACGCTGCGCAAGACGAGCTCCTGGGACATCGGGATCGCCTCCTGTTGGATTTGCGCGCGCCGCGCGATTTGCTTCTGGATCAGCATTCGCTGTTCAGAACAAACCCGCTTCAGCTCCTCTTCGGTCAACGCCTTTACCTCGTGGACCGCATGGCCGCTGATCAGTCCACGGTCTTCCACTGGCAGGTCGAAACAAATCAGGATTTTCATATTTTGGTGGGAACAAAGTCCTTTTTGAAAACGAGTTTGCGCATGTCCTCCAAGTGCCGTTGCGTTGCCGCCAGGCTGCCGGAGCTTCCACTGCCCTCCGTTGGCCGCAAGCCACACATCCACAAATCGTCCATCAGCTCCTGGGCCTGTGCCGGCGCTAGCGTAAGAATCGGAGTTATGGCCGAGGATTCTTCGACCTTCTTGAGAACGAGCTGTTGCCCAACATAAAGCCCCGTCGAGTCGTCTCGGATCGCGGCAATCGCGACGCTGTTGGTAAACGCCGGTCTGAAGGCCCTCAAAACAGGAGATTGATATTCGTGAATGATCATTCGCTAAAGTTTCCCGGGCTTTGGGTTGGATCCGGTTCTCCGATCACGGGCTCGCGATAAGGCGGCAGCCCGCGTTTCGCGCGCTCCGCCACTGTGTCGGCGTGCAGCAAGTGCCCGTTCAAATTCGTCATGATGCCCGGGCCGGAATGCCACAGCCGGCCGCCCGGCATCCGTTGCGGCACTTTCCCGATCGCATTGCCCAGCCGCGGCGTTTTCCCTGGCATGGCCGCGTGGCTGGAACCTGGCTTGGCAAATTGCGGTTTCACGTGTTAGGACTCGTCCCCGTCCCCGTCCCCGTCGGAATCGTGTTTATGGAGCGCGCGCAATGTGAGCGCCATCCGGGCCCGGTCGCCGACCACGTCCTTGCGCTTAGCGGCCTCCACGATCTTCTCGTGTGGTATTTCCTGCCCCTGCGGCACGCCCAGGTCCCGGTGCAGTTGCCCGTGATGCTTGATCGCCGTCTTGATCCAGTGGTTGCTCATTTGGGTTTCCCTGGGAGAGCGCCGCGGCGCGCCAGCTCGGCGCGCAGCTCGGCTTCGCCCCATTCCTCCATTGGCTTCGAAAGATCCACGCGCACGTCCGTGTGCACGTCCACCTGCACCTCGGGCTTATCGCGCCACTTGTCCGGCTGCCGGTTCTTCAGAAAGAAAATGCACGCGGCCGTATCCGGCGGATAATGCTCCGTGTAGGCGTGTTCGGTGGTGACTCCCTCGCAAGAAAAGATTTTAACGGCCGGATGAGAGTAACCGTTGGCACGTTTGAACAGGCTTTCTGCCACGATCGCGTCGGCCGAACTCTTCCCGCGCTGGATCGACTCCCGAAATTTCGGGTGCGATTTCTTCCAGGAGTTGATCGTCTGCTCCGAAACGCTGAAGGCCTCCGCCAGGTCCTTGTCGATCGCTCCCAGCAGCGTGTGCCGGTACGCGATGTGCGCATACTCCGCGCGATAGGCAGAAGGCCGTCCACCCTTGGAACTGGAACCTTTAACCTTGGAGCTTCGCGTGGCTTTCCTCACAGCTTTCCTTCCTAACTCACAAACCACGCCGGCGGCGAGGCCGCTACCGCGTTGTGTCGCGACACAACGTAATCGGAATGATGCGCGTTCTCGCCGGCATCGCCGCCGAGCCACTCCTCAAACGAAATCAATCCAGTGCGCAGCGCCACCCGTGTGGCTGCCATTGCGCTGTTCACCCGCAGCGCGTAATAAATGCTCTGCCGGTGCTTCTCGATCGTCTTGATCGAAACATGCAACTCCTTGGCGATCTGCTTGCTCATCAAGCCCTGTGTGAGCAACTGCAACACGTCCATCTCGCGCTCCGTCAAATAGGCGTTACCGACGGGATAAACCTTTCGCACGCTCCTGCCGGAGGACGTGGGCGCCGGGATCGGCTGTATGCGTTCCGGTGAAGTCATAGCGTGGCAGGTGCGAGGTGTTTGTTTACCGAAATCGCGATGAAGCTTCCGAAACTGTAGCCGCCTATGAAACAGAGTTTGGCCCACTGGCTGTGAAGAGATTCACCAATGCCCGTTATCATCACAAAGGCTTGAATCATTGACCAAAAACCGGCGTGCCACGGCTTCTGTTTTTCAGTCGAGAAAACCCAAAACACTGACGTGATTTCGTAAGCTGCTCCGCAACAGAAGATCAGGATTAGCAACATCGTTATTGGGAAAAATTCCTTTGGACCGTCCGTGAACTGCAATTGAGCACGCGCGCCACCCGTTCGCTCGACCATCCTTTTTTCTTCAGCTCGGCCGCCAGCAGTTGGCGCTCTTTTCGCCGGCCGCGCTGCAGCGAGTGCAACACCTCGACGCCAAAACCCAGTTCCTGCGCCACGCGCTGGGCCCGGAGATCGTCGCCGCGGGCCTTGACCATCTGGCCAAATTCAATTTCCAGCTTTCTCAAGCGACTCTCCAAAGCTCCCACGTGGGCCTGCAACATCTCGAAGGCGTTCACTCACGATGCTACGGCCGGCTAATGAGAATCTTCCAAAGGGTACGATCGGACTGCGGATCCAAATGCTCGACACGATTGGCGAGCAAATCGAGCTCAACGGCCTCGGCGTGCATCACCCGCGCTTTATTCCGCAGGAGCGTGGCGCATGATTCCCGTGCGGTAGTAGCGCAGCATTCAGACGATTCAGGCGATAGTGTTTTTGCATTCATATTTTCGTTTGGTTCAGGGCATCAAATCACAATCCTGGGCGACCGCATCCGGCTTGGGCTCAACTTTGAAGGATTCATTCACTGTGATCTTGAGGCCGACCTCCTTCAGCCTGGCTTCCGGCAAACTCCCGCCCTCCTTGGTTTCAGCCAGTAATTTTTGCGCGTTCACCTCGGGATCATTACGGACAAACTCGCGCCACTGGCTGGTGACCTTGGATTCCAGCAGCTTTTTCAAAACCTTGTCCCACGTCCACCGCGCCAGGCATTCGAGCTTGCGCTGCCCTTTGCGGAAACAAAGGAACCCGTGCGAAAATTCCAGGCGCTGTTCCCCGCCAAATTCCTTGCGGTTATCCCGGGACCAGGCTTCGAGCTGGTCCTCGTAAAACGAGATCTGTTTGGACGTGGTGTCGATCGCCGGCTGATGTTTGTTCAGCAGATCGGAAAGCTCCTTGTTGAGAGCGGCCGTAGCCTGGTCGCGGGCCGCGATCAACACGCCCAGTTGGGCGGTTAAATGCGCGTGTTTCTTGACGGCTAACGCCGCCTCCTCTTTGTTTTGGAGCGGAACAGGCACGTTCGGGGCAACAGCCTGTGCGGCTCGGACATTCTTCAGCGCCTCCATGGCAGTCTGCATCCTACGCGCAATGGAGTTATTGCCTAGTCGGCCTTTTTCGCAACACAGCAAGAGGGGCAGATCGCCGTCCGCGAGGACCCTTTTATGGACTCAAGAAACTGCACCGCAAAAACACGGATTCAACAATAACGGCGGCCTGTTGGACGACCAGGGACCCTACCCAATTGACAGCGTTGGTATTATGACGGCACTGAGTGGCCGAATGAATCGCACGTGTTATGCCGCCACTCTCGCCAAAAGAAAAAAGGTTCCTCACACTCTACTACCAGGGGAAAAGCTACAAAGATATCTGCGCCGAGCTCGATATCTCGCTGAGCACCGCCAAGACGCTGGGTAAACGGATCCTCGTAAAAACCCTCGCCACCTGCCTGCGCCACGCCGCCTATCAACGCCGCAAGGAATTGGAAGAGCAGCCGGCGCCCATGCGACCCGTCAAATCAATGGCCGCCTTCCTGCCGATCATCAGAATGCCGGCCGCTGCCTGATTCGTGATGACAAACAACCGAGCACGAAGAAGCAGCAACCCTCTATGGGCTAATTTGGATAACCATATTCACATGAAACCGCTTAAGAAATCGAAAGCAAAACGTCGACTGACGACGCTGCTTGTCGTGAAGGAATAAAGCGCGTGTCACTCATTACTTCAGATAGGTGGGGTCAATCAAAACTTTGCCCGACCGCAGTAGAGAGGCAAAATGCTTTTCGTTGTGCCGGACAAAATAGTCTTTTTCGTAATAACGTCCGTGCACGACATAATCCGGAGCATGCGGACTCGCTAGCCACTTTTCGAACGCCTCCTCATCTACCTCACGCCAGTTTTTAAAATACTCAGGTTTGCCGTAATCCATAAGCTCATCAAAGCTTAGGGTCCCCAATAACGGCTTCAAGGTCTTTCCCTGCTGGTCCAGCAGTCGACGTGAGAAAATGTTATTTGATTCGCGCTGCTGCAAATACGGCGCTGCTTCCAGAAGCGTCTTAAAAGGCAGCGTCTGTTCGTCAAAACGCAAATCAAAGGAGCCGCACAACATGCATTGCCGCTCGACCGGGCCTTTCGGTCCTACCAGGTCCTCGATGTAGTTGCAGGTCTCGATAAAATTCGAGTGTTCCTCCTCATAAGCCGCGGCGAGAATCGCGTGCCGCTGCGGGCAAAGCAGTTGAACGAGTTTAACCATGCTATCGCTTTCGTTTAAACCGTTCCATGCGTCCATCGTCGCGGGCCTTGGCTGAGAGCCAGCCCAGCGGCACCTCGATCGGTTCGACCGTTGGATCCTTCTTTTCGACTCGCCGCATGTGTTCCTCAAAAGCTCCCCGCAACCGGTTTAGCACGTAGTTCGGGTAAAGCTCGCACGTCAGCCGCCAGCGCTCAGCAAAACGCTGCACCAGCAATCCTCCGGTGGAATCGACTTTTTGCAGCCAGCTCCAAGCCTCCGTCACCTTCGCTGGAGAGACTGTCCCCTCCCGGGGTACGCTCGGCATAGCTAGCTTAGCTTTCTTTTCAAGAGCTAAGCTAGCTACCGCGCGCGCGTGAGGGTACGTCCCCTGGGGCGGTACAGCGCCGGGTTTTTCCGCGTCGTTATTGGTGTTGGTCGCGTACCCTCCCGGGGTACACGATGCGGCTGGGTACAGCTTTGTCCCCTGGGGCGGTACAACTTTTCCGGACGGAGCGTCCCCTGGGGCGGTACGCGCTTCGAGTTCCGCAGCTAACTGTTGTAGCTCGGCGACCGGCCGATTTTCCGCCAGCGCTTGTTTGAGCAGGCGCAAATCTTCCAGCCATTGCGGATTCTGTTGAGGTTGAGGCAATTCAGATTTAGAATCGCCGCACGAAGTGGGACGGCCCGGAGAGATCATCTCCGGGCCGCCTTTGTCGGCATTAGGAACCGAAACGGATCCGGCGTCCCGGTCCGTCCCTGCGCTGGCAACAACTGGTGTGCTGCCACATGCCGAAATTTCAATGAAGGTTTCGCGGAGCATATCAGCAAACTCATCCGGCAGCGAGCCCTGCTCCCAAAACTCTTCCGGCCGCTTCAAGGGTGGCGGCCAAAGCCCAAAGTTTAAATTAATCCCGTACCAATGCCAGCAGTCCGTGGTGTTGCTCCTCTTTTCCGCCGGCAATTGTTGCGTCGAAAATGGCAGCGGCGCCAGCACGTTTTTATCGAGCAAACGCTTCAGCGCCTCGTGCGAATGGGAGAACGTCTGCGTGGCCGCTCCCAACTGCCGGTAAGTCCGGAAAGAGGCGGCGGTCCGCGGCTCCTCTTTTCGAAACTGTCGCTCCACAAAATAATCGAGCAGCCGCAGCTCCTCGGCGTCAAAACCCCTGCGGTGTTGGGGCTTCACATTCGGCTCCAGCAGCACGGAGTCGCGCGCCGCGATCTCGCGTCGCACCCGCAATTCTGCGGCCTCGAATTGCTCGCGCGTGAGCGCCCCTTTAACCATTATCCCCCCCCCCCGGTTTGTTTTTCCGGATTACCAGGATGCACCATTGCGGCCTTGAAATCCCCACTATTTACAGTAGTTTTGTGGCTATTCATTCGGTCAATCGGATTACACGGCCGCTCCAAGGGGAGCGGCCTTTTTGTTGTTATTCACCAGGGCGAATGATTCGCCGCTCGTCTTCTCTAACCTCCGCCGGCGTGTCGAACCGCTCGTCAAAACCAGCCCGGCACACTTTTAACAGGTTCGGTGTCACAGCCAGGCGTTGAGCCAGGCCGATCGCAAAATCGCGCGCCGTCTTGCTGGCCGGCCCCGAAAAGCCGGGGTGCCGCAACGCGAGCTGCAGCCCGCTTAATATCTGGAGCGCCGAAACACCGTCCAGCACGATCGGGATCTCCGCCTGTTCGAGCGCCTGGATATCTTCCTGCGTCATGTCCAACTCCGTGCCTGCGCTGCACAAGTCCACGTCCACCCAGTGGCATGGCCCGTCGCTCGTCACGCACGCGTTATCCTCGGTGCACCCGCAAATTCTGCATTGTCGTTTGCTCATTCGAAAAACTCCCTGCTTGCTGTGAGTTCGCTCCGGCCCTCGACTAATTCCAAGGTCCGCAGCTTTCCCAGGTAAGTTCCAAAGGTTCCGCTCGTGTGCGAGATATTCGCCCGCGCGCCCAACTCTTCTTTGGAGAGTGGTTGCGGATAAGCCTCCGCCAATACAGACAACATCCTGCCGGCGCCCCCCTGCCCCAGATTGCTCAACCAGTAGTTCAGCAAGTCGCGCCCTTCCGGAAGTGGACTGTAATTACCCAGCGCGGCGCGGCCGCTTTCGGTCAACACCAGGACATCGCCATCTCCATCCACATAACCGCTCGCGCGCAGTCGTCCGAGATACGTTCCAAATGTGCCGCTGGTGCTCGATAGGCCCGCTCTCACGCCAAGCTGGCGCTTGTTCAACGGACTGCGCTGCGCCAGCGCCACCATCATCCGCCGCAATCCGCCGGATATGTCGCCGTTGGTCGGCGCCGAGCGCACTGCCACCGATCGGGAAGGCACACGCACCGGCATACTGTATTTTTGTGCAGTATGCGAATTCGCCGGCGCGCGAACCAAAACCGGTTTCGTCGTGGCGGCTTGTGCGTCGCGGTTGGCTGTGCGAATGGCTTCCGCCAAATCACTGCCGAGCTTGATCAGCTGGCTCGCGAATTTTTCCACGCGATCAGTGACTGCCAACAGAGAATGGATCTGCTTCTCTTTCAGGATGGGCACTTCCTTCGTGGTCTCAACCGTAGCCGGCGGCGCTGCCACCTTCGGCACCTGAAGCTTTTGAATCTCCCGGCGCTGGTCGGCGATTGTGCGCTTTAAAAGCGCCACGTCGTTTTCCTTCGCCTTCTCGATCGTCGCGGACATCTTTTCCTTGAACGCTTCCAGGTCGAGTTCGCCGAGTTCACGCTGCAAACGTTTCTCGCCCACCTTCGGCGTGGCGCTGGCGTCGAAAGTCTTTTTTGCCGCAATCTTGATCTTCTCCAGGATACCGAGCCATTGGGGCGACCAGATATAAGCCGTGCCGATCGGCAGCGTCGGCAGCTCGTCCACGAGACCGGTGTCCATCCCCTGGTGAACAATCCACTCCTTCAGCGCCTTGCGCTCCGGCGCGCCGTTCACCTGCAGCACGACCAGGCACTCCGTCTGCGTCAGCACTTCCTTGTTCACCGATTGCGGCCGCTGCGAAATCATCGCCACCCCAATGCCGTAATTTCTGCCCAGGCGAATAATCTCCTCCCAAATGCCAACCATGCGCGCGTCATCACCACGCACCATTTGCGGCACGATCAACTGCGCCTCTTCCAACGTAATAAAAACCGGCGAGGGATTGCGTTCCGCCTTTTTCCGCTGCCACAACCGCACAGCGAATGCCGTCGCAAATCGTTTTCGGTCCGATTGGCTGAACTGGCTCAGATCCAGAATAACGCTCCGTCCGGTGTCCACGACCAGGTCAGCGACCAATTCGCCGCCGGTCGCCTCCAGCGGAATATCACCGCGCAGGCCTCCGAGAACGGGAATATCAAAACCTTTTCCCTTGCCGTCCGCGGCTATCCGCAATCCGTACCAATTGCCGACCGTGTCAAGAATCACACACTGCACGCCGGCGTCCAAAAGCAGTTCGTTCAATTTGCCGGCCGCGTAGGTTTTGCCGGCGCCCTTGCGTGCGACAAAAGCAAACGTCTGCGTCGCCGCGTCGACCGGTAGGGAAAGTGTTTCGGAAATATGAAGCTTGGCGCTCATCTACGTCTTTTTGATCTCCTCCTCCACTCGGTCGAACTCCTTCCCGTCCGGGTCGGCAATGACTTTGAGCCAGGCCGCCAGGTTCACGGCCTGCGCTTTGGTCAGCCGCGCGCCCATGCTGATGATGGTGATCATGTCTTTCCCGGGAACCGCTCCCACCAAAAACTGGTTGCTCGTATCCAGGGTCTTTTCCGCCAGGCTTGGCAGGTTCGCCAGTGGGTGCGTCTTCTCCGGACCGGCTGGTTCGTCGGCAAAATTGATCATACCTTCGCTCCCTTCGTTTCCTTCTGTTCAAGTTTCCGGTTTTCCAGCATCTGCCCCTTGCGATCCAGGTGCGCGATCAAATCATCCATCGCGTGCATGGTCACCGCCACATTGCCAGCCACCACGCTGTCCGCCGTCGCAATGATTTCGAGCAACGTTCGCAGCTCGGCCTGCGTCCGCTTCGCCTGGGCCCGCACCTGCTCATCCCGCGTTCCCGCCTCGATGACCTTGGACTTTGAACTTTGGCCCTTGGACAAAACTTCCGTGTCCGACTTGATGCCGGCGATCCGGTTCACCCGCCTTTGGACGACATTTACCACGTGGCTGGCGGTCACCCGGCCGCTCGGCGCCGTGCCTACTACTTCCTCCCACGCCGGCGCCCATTCCTCGCGCGGAAGCTTCGTCAACGGCCGCGCCTGGCTCTCCGTCGTTGGCACTACAGCAAACTTCTTTTCTTCGAGCACGTGCACCACGTCCGCCGCCGTCCTCAAGTTGCGCGCGTAGCGGTCGGAGATTTCCCACTCCGCCAGGCAATACTCTTCGAACGTGTCGTATTTCTCGCGATACAACCGCGAGTCCCGGATCCGCGAGAGCGCGTGCCCGACCTGGACAAACACCGCCCGCCCCTGCCGGATGATCGCCTCGCACTCCAGGAGCGCCGCCCGCTCGGTCGCCGTCAAAATTGGAGCAACATTGCCATCGTTTGGGAGCGCCGGCGTCTCGCCGGCCTCCGGCGCGTCCTGGGTGTAGGATCCTGGATAAACGATTTTTTCGAGTGCAGTCATATCAGTGCTCACCTTTCACTTCGGTTGCTGGTTGCCGGCTGCGCTGCAGCCAAAAATAAATATCCTTGCACGCGCGGACGTCGGCCAGCGCGTCATGTGCGCCATCAAAATCTTTTCCAAAGCAATGCTGATGCGCTTCCTGCAGGGTTGGCCATTTGTAACCGTAGCTCCCTGGAATTTGGCAAACGTCGGTCATTTGCTGCATCGTGCAGAAACGCCGGCGGTTCGGATAATCCACCACCATCCTCATGCATTCACCCACCATGATCAGGTGGTCGAACTCGATGTTGTGGCAAACGAACGTCTCGGCCAGTTTGCCCAGGGAGGAAAAGAGATCGAGCGCGTGCGCCACTGGCACCCCGCGCTGGACGGCAATCTCAGTGGTGATGCCGTGCACCGCCGCGGCCTCGGCGGGAATTTCAAATCCAATCGGCCGCACGATGCAGCTCATCATGGAAATTTCCTTGCCGCCGAAATCAGTGAGGATCGCCGCCAACTGGACCAGCCGCGGCTGATGCTCCGCGTCGGCGCGCGCGCGAAAGTCGGCTTTCCCGGTGGTTTCGGTGTCGAAAAATAGAATCATATCAATCCTTTCGCCTTCAGCACGCGCCCGATTCGACGCTTTAATTTTTTACCGATCGCGTCCAACGATTCGCCGCAGCTCGGACAAGCAACCACCCTTTGTTTTCTTCGTTGCCTTCTGTTCATGTTTTTGCCCCTT